AATTATTACTAACGTGCCAAGTTAGCTGCTAACGCAGCTCCTTGTCAAACCATTAATAACAATAGAACGAAACATGAAGATAAGAATATTGACTTATTTACCTCACATCATCTACTTTTTAGTATTGGGAGTACTATTATTGTTGTTGGTGTGGATTGTAAGTCCATCTGATACAGGTGGAGGCATGGACTTTACTCCTTTTTTACAGGCAGCTTTACTTTTTGCAGGTATTATTGCATATCTGATTTACGATTTGTCTTTACATAAGTTCAACCTCAGAATATCTTCACAATTTATAATATTTATTTTTTTAGCATGGTCGTTTAGACATTACTTTAAGATGCAGGAGTTGAATAAATTATGCAGTGGCCATCCGGAACCTCCATATGATTCTCTTATAGCTCCACCAATAGATGATTTTATAGTATTATGGGTTGTTTGTCAAGGGATTCTTTTTTACTTATTCTTATTTACAAATGTTTCGTATATGTTAAATAGAAAAAAGTTATTAACAAACCGGGATAACGCTTAACAGCGTTCCCCGCTTAGCCATTAACGATAATAATTATGAATACAGAAGAGCTTTATATTTGGCGATATGGGATAGATAAACTTCCTAAAGGATTATTGGAGTATGGTAAATCTGATGTCTGTGATACCTACGATGAGAGTAAAAGGCAGAAGTTTCAAAATCACGGACGATGGATGTGGAAAGACAAGAATGGTTGGGAAGAAAATTTACCACCAGTCTTATACCTCGTATGCAACAAAAAACCGGGAATCTTGCAATTTGATTTTCTTGAAAAATACAGCATAAAACTTAAAATTGTATCGGAAGAGTTTTTGTCTTTACTTCAAGAAAATGGATTCATTGATAAATATGATATTGCAACTGTCAAGGTAGTAAACAAGAAAAACGAATCTCTAACGGATAAAAAATACTACGCTTTACGTATAAACCATTTTGACAATGATTCTTTCCATTACGGGAAAGGTATAACATTTCATCGAAATGATATAGAGAAAAAAATAGGAATTAGTTTTACAGTATATCCTGATATGAAACTGAAAGACAATTCAATCAAACAGAATTTCTTCGTTTTAGATAGCGTAGAATATGGAAATGGAATAATATTCCGAGAGAGAATTTTGGATAAGGTATTAAATCTGTATAAACCTGAAATTTACAAATTATCAGACTACTCCAAACTATATATAGATAAACGCTTTTATCCATATGGGAATGAATTTATGATTGTGAAATAAAATCGTTAACAAGGTTGAGATAACAGCTAAACGCTGTTGCTCACCAAACCATTAGTTGCAAATTAAAAATCAAATAGAATGGAAAATGTTGATAAAATATGCCCTATTTGCAGAAAACATCCCATAACTCTACCAAACGGAGTATGCTCTGTCTGCTATGATAAAGTGAAAACACAAGCAGATTGGAATACTACCGAATGGGGTAAAATAGAAAATCATGGACTTGATGCAATTATAGTGTTGGCAAAGTATATCTTAGATGAAATAGAAGATGACAACCAACATCAATGGCATCAACGTCGAATATGTTTTATGCAAGATATGGTAGAGCATTTGGATAAACAATATTTTCCTAATGCTACTATCCAACAGATAAATGACTTTGCACACTCGGCTGTTGATTTTTGGAAAGGAAAAATAACCAGTCAAGAAGCAACAGAGCAACTTCAATCCATGCGTAAGGTTCTGCAAAAGGATATTATGAAATTATCTGATTGGGAACCAAAAGATTTTCTGCTTTGGATGATGATGCCGGAAGATGATTTTGATTGGATGTGGGACCAGTGGTTTGAGTGCATTCATGCTTGTATCCCCGACAAGTGTAACGATAAGTTGTGGATAAGAATGTTTCATAAACATTTTCCAAATGAAATCAAAGCATGGGTAGACAATAACGAAGCAACTAACAAAGCGTGATAACGCTTGACAGCGTTCCCCGCTTAGCCATTAACATTATAATCTTCAAATTAAAACCGAAAAAACGAAAAATCGAAAATCGTAAAAACAAAATGTTGAAATTAACTTTTTTAAAGAAAAAACAAAATGTTATTTTTGAAGAACACACAACAGACAAAAAAACAATTCAGTGAACACTTAATAAATACTTAGTGAACGGCAAATGAACGCTTAATAAAGGATGTTCATTTGCCGTTCATTTCATGTTCAGCAAGCGTTCAGTAATCAAAAAAAGAAGGAACTGCATCGACACTTCGACCAGCTCCTTCAAGCAAAATAAGAATCCATAAATGAATCCTCTGAACAAATATAAATAGTATATATCTATCCACAAAACTTTCAATATAAAAACTTGCATAAATAAAGGGAATTCACTAAATTAGAGACAGCAAAATAAGAAAAAATAAATGTTTAATCAGATGTCTATGACATCAAAATCCTTATGTTATGGAAGAATATCTAAACAAAGGGAATCCTATAGATTTGAATTATAGTGATTCACAATTCCGGGATTTTCTAACTAATCCATTTCAGAATCTTGTTATTGACTTGTCTAATGCTACGTTATTAGAAGTAATCGAATCTCTTACTACGGTAAAGAACAAACTTTCTCCGTGTTATGGAAAGCATTTTTCATCATTAATCTATCATTTGAAAGGCATTGAAAGAGAATTTCAGTGTGTACTTATGCCTACACACATAACCGATGTATTCTGGTGCAACTTTATACCATATTTGCTTTCTAAAGGACTTTCGCTGGCTACCATAAAGACATCATGCTCACAACTAAAGACCGCTTTAGGATGGGCAGCAAAGCACAACGCAAAGGTATCAGGCAGTTATGACATACTGAAGATACCTCCTTACTGTCATCAGCAGATTGCACTCACTATGGACGAAGTGAGCCATATATATCACTTTGATGTAAATACTATTCCACGCAATATACAGTACAGGAGGAACATTCAGAGAGTGAAAGACATGTTTGTCCTTTCCTGCAATTTGGGGCAGAGATTCTCTGACATGGTGCGCATTGACAGAACATGTTTTGACCGTAATATATTTACTATTCTGCAGCAGAAAACCGGCACTCATGTACGTGTTGACATAGAACGTATGTCACTTGACAGGAACACCACATATTCAATACTTGAAAAGTATGATTATTTTACACCGCTTAAACAAAGAGAAAAGAGCGACATTTCGTCTTACGACCGCTATATCAAACAACTACTGAGGTATATAGGAAAGGAATTTAATGAACAGGTTAAGCGCGAGACAAAGATAAACGGACATGTAAAAGTTGATTTCTATCCTAAATGGAAGCTGATAACGTCACACACCTGCAGACGTACATTTATAACGAATAATGTGATGCGTGGCTATAATGCCATGGAAATTATGAGATCTTCCGGTCATAAGACCTATACATCATTTGAGAAATACTTATGCTATTTTAATGACTGAAAAAGGGGGCCGTACAGCCCCTTTTTTTATCTACATAGACCACTGATTTAGCAGCAGCCAAACAAAACACCAATTCCTACAAACATATACACCAGCAGGCATCCTAACATTGCTGCTGCTACATCTATCCAGTCCGGACGATCATCCCAAAATATTTCTTTCAAAATTGAAAGAATCAACACAAAGACGCTGCCTATTGTTACTGCTGAGATCTTCTGCCACCATGTAAGGGTTGGTTCCTGGAGGATAACTACAAATGAAATCAGAGAGCAGATAAAACCTCCTCCGAAAAAATGGAGAACTTTGTCTGTTCCCACTTTTGCCAAAAAATCATCTAAAATTTTCATACTGTTATTTTTTATGGCAGGGATTTCTCCCCGCCGGTTAAACTTTCCGAGTTATTCTACAAGTAAAATGATAAAGGATGATTCTCCTTCTTCATATGAAACTGAAATATATAATCCATTGTTATAAATATCCGTCTTCAACACAACATTATTACTATTAATTACAGAGATTCTTTTCCCATTCATTTTTTCAGAAATAACCAAATGGTCGTTCATCTGTTTTGAATAGTCGGCAAAAACAAAATATTTATTATCAAATTCAAGATAATACATACCTATTCTTCCATCCACTTCATTATACTTGAAAAAACATCTATATAATACAGCAGTATATACTGAATCGGGAGAAAGTGTGTCTCCTGATTTATAAGAATCAACGCCATGGGGATATACCTTTCCTGTATCTTTCCTGACTTCAAATGTCATATTGGTATATTTTTTCAAATCTTTTCCCACACCGTAAGGAAGAAATCCTAAAGCAAATCCACAATTGCCATTTATCTGTATTACTCTATCTACAGGTCGTTCCTTATCTGCCCAATACGTTTCAGTAAATAAAAATGGTGATAGCGCAGAACTCCATGGAACTTGTATGGGAGTGTTAAAATTGTATCCATTTATCTCTTGAGAATTAGGTATATAATATTTAACGATTCCATCTTTTAATGTTCCTATCATTCCAGCTTGCGAAAACATGACATCTTGAAATTTTATCACTTGATTTGTAACAAAATTGGAGATTAACAACAATGACATATTCGGCAAAAATCGATATATATTTTCAATTTTTACCATAGTTGAGCTTTCAAAGTCTGCAGGTTTATCTTGTCCTTTTCTTGCGATTATATTTTTCAGGACCTCATCTGTATTGACTACCGAATAAGATTCTACAATGTCAAATTCTCTAGACCTGTATAATTTAGCCTCACTTACCCTTATACTATTATTATATAATCTCTGTTGAACATCAAATACAGCTGGCCATAGCTGAGTTGAGGATACAGATGTCACATGTAATTCACCACCTTCAGTACCAGTTAAATTTCCGGCTTTAAGCGCTATAAAACTTTGGCTTTCAGAAGTACCTTTATTTTCAGACAGAAAGAGTATCTTATTATTGTCAACAATTCTCATGATGTAGAATTTAGTTCCACTAGAATCAGTCCATTCTGTACCTATCGCTGTATTATCCTTACCGTGCCCTTCAATAGTAGCAATAACACATGGTTGAGCATGATTGCCGCCTAACGTGGTATTTTGCGCGTGAAAAGGTCCTACATCATCTCCCATTCTAAATTTAACATTTTCATTATCAAATTTGATAAAATTAAATATAGGATTACCGTTATAAGAAGCATTTTCTTGCGTATAATATCTGTTAAGAGTTGCGGTCAAAGAGTTATTACCGCATTTATATAAGAGAGTTTTGTCACTCTTTAATTCAATGGTAAAGTCATCCCCTAAAGCAGATTCCAGACTTCCCAATAAATCCTTTTTTGTGACTAATGCTTTATCATTTTTAGCCAAAAATGACGTATCATCTTTCAAGTTAATTATTTCTTTTTCAAAATATTTCTCAAAAACCACATTTTCCCCAAAGAATAATCCAGATAAAGACAAATCCCAAATAGGAGCATCTGGGACTCCAGGCTGTTTGTTCATTATGGTTAATATGCATTGCGACGAATTAAGTGGAGAGACAAAGCTCTTTACATTTTCCAATTGTGTCCCATTAATATGATTGCCTTCTTTGTCAAAAAAATTAACAAACCTGGCATTATTATTGTTATCTTCATTAATGCCTGAAGGAGCATATATACTATAACAGGAATCTGGTTTTATCTCTATTTTTTCAGTGTAACTGTATATTTCATAAGGTGTTGGTACCCCTTTTGCATCAATATAATATCCGTCTGTAAATTTAGATGGGTCTATCAGATTAGCACCAATTATTTCTTGTTTAATAAATTCGTCAGTAATATTTGTGTTTTTATTGATGTTTTTTTCTAGCTCGGAAAACTTCGCATCCGTTTCTGCCTTTGTCGCATATCCAGCATCCAGTTTGCTAGTAAGCACCCAACCTGGTGCATTATAAGCATAGACTTTATTATTGTCTGGATCTGCAGCATTGTCAGGATTATAAATATTTACAATCATTCCTTTTTTCAGTGGATTACCTTCCGAATCTACCGGATTGACATCCGCGTTCATGGCAGAAACGGATGTATATGTTTTTCGGATTCCAAGACTACCTCCATTGCGTTGTACGTCCTCCATGTACGATACAGTATCATACATAATGCCTCCAACTTCAGATGGTGGTATTGTTTCGCTATTTGTCTTTTGTGACAATTCGATCGCACGTCTTTTAATGTCGTTGCTGTTCATATTATAGCTGTTTAATAATTAATAGATCTATTTTTACTGTACCAGAAGGACGTATTACAGGTATCCTCTGTCGAGAATAAGCACTATATATTCTATTATTATACAAACTTACTCCAAATAATTGAGAACCATCTTGATAATACAAATTGGCGAAAGGATTATCTTCTAAATCTTTTTTTACGATCGCCATCATTGTACCTCCAATCAAAGCATTAGGATTATCTTGTGTTGGTATATTCATGCTTACTATTGCAATATCTCCAATGTTAAGTCCAAGAGAAGGTTCAATAGCTATCTGAAATCCAGTATCAGGACTACAATCCCCTTCAAGATGTTTTGCAATATATCTTCGCTGTGTTTCAAGTTGTTGTACGTTCTGCAATGATGCAGGAGTCACGTAAGCAAATGTTCCAGTTGTCTCAGTAGACAGTGTAACGTCAACAGTTTCTTTGACATTATTAGTTGAACCGTCTTCGTAGTCGCGTGAATCGTATTGTCTCTTGGTAAAGCATAGATACTTACCGTCTATTGCTCCTAATGCCGGAACTTGATATACTTCACCGTCAATTACTAATGCTCCATCAATAATAGACCGCTTATCATCCGAAAGTACACCCCAGAGAATATATCTTTCTCCGTTCGTTCTTGCCAGCAGGCCTATTGTCTGCCTCAATGCGTTTTGTATGAAAGTGAAATCTTTGGCAAGAAATCCCTGACCACCGTCATTATCTAATAACTTATCGTTCATAAACATTAATTATATATTGCCTTCCGGCAGGTTTGTTATACTCTACTATACTTCTCACTTCTTCTATTCTGTCTGATAAATAATCAGGAATATTCACTATGAATCTTAGCTGTGCATTATATGTTGTATTATATATATACGTTGGATTATTAATATCATTACTGATATAAACATAAGGTACACTATTACGGAAATATACCAGTTTCTTGGATACATCAAGCTCTGTAATATACACATCATCATTATCAAGGAGAAAATAATCCCTGATGGCTTTTTCAATGTAAATTACCTGTCCGTTTACACGTACATTCTGCTTACACTGCCGTACATATTGCATGAAAGCTGTCTGCAATTCTATAAGAGGCACAAGCAGCACCTTCATAAGCGCAAACAGCACATTACGTCTCAGCACAGGTGGCAACACGTTCAGAGCAAACTTCAATATATCTATATTATACCACATAACTAAGACTTGTATTAAGGTCATTTGATACCAGGCATCCTGCCACGGCATTATAATTATTGGTAGTAACATCCTTGTATGACAGTTCTGTCGATGATTTTGCCTTAACCCCCTTCAGGTCAATATCTATAACACCATTGACTGCCTGTATAGCATCTACGCATTTTGTCTTATTAAAAGTTCCACCGTACACAATTCCTGCCAGATATTGATTAATTGCATCCTCTACAGGCTTACTACCGTCGCTGATACGCACACCTGATGTAGTTATAATCTGTGGATCTACAGAAATAACCGCCTCAATCTGTATGCTGTCTGCCGGTAATGACTGTATATTGAGCAATACACCTGCAATTTTAATTTGAGACATATAACTGCTGAATGCTTTCAGTTCTGTTGCACTAAGTATTGCCGGCTTTCCTCCGTTATCCTTAGCTACAAGAATGTCTATAGTATTACCTGCATCACGTACAGCTGCGTACTTGATTATCTGTTTCGTTTCATCTACAGTCTGATAGCGATAACTCTGTGTTGCTTCATCAAAAATCAGTTCGTCTCCGTATTGGAATCCTAAACACTTTGTGTGATACCATCGTGTAGTAGGTACGATATTAGCCGCTATAAGTGCATCAATATCCACCTTATGAGCATCAAAAGCCTTGTATAACACATAATGACACACAGCTACGATATAGATTAATATATTCTCTATGCTGACTGAAGAGAAGGTACTGTCCCATGTCGCACCATCCTTGATCCCATAAGCATTCTTCAGTGTCGGATCTGCCAGAAATGCATCTGTCATTATCTTCTTGATTTCTTTGATAGTCATGTTACATAAATTCTTTAGTGAATTGTTTTGTAAAGATTCTTAACTTGATTTCTCCGTATTCGTCTGTCTCTGTTGCAGGGCGTATATTGTTATTCTTACAATAGTCCTGCATCTCCTTGTCAAAAACCTGTTCCGGCGCATACAGTTCTGTTCCCGTTAGTAAAGTAGCCGAAGGACTGACATTGTTGGCCGCAGCCAGCAATGTAACAGCCTCCAGACTTCCGTATTCCTGTATTGCGATGTCGGCTAGTGTCTGACCATTTAACACCATCACTGTCATGGTAGTTTCTTTTTATATATCTTTATACCAATATAGATTAATGTAACTCCTCCCAGGAACATCAGTGCAGCCTGCCACCATGATATTGCGGATTTCCGTTCTGCTTCCTGATGGATGTTAGCCGTCGACTGCAATGTCATATCAGTATCTGTACTGTCATTGCGTGTAATCGTTGCACTGAGAGTGTCCGATATTTCCGTCCGGCTTTCCTCTTCCTGTCGTGTATCCTTATTGATTGTTGTAATAGTCTTATCCTTAAGATATTGCTTTCCGGTAGAATCAGGAGGTGTATATGTAGTCTTCTCAGTCTTTATTTCCAGTTTCTCCATAGCCTTACGGACTATTTCCTGTACTGTAGATGAAAGCTCTTTGATGTCTTCCTCAACAGTCGACTTTCCGCTTTCCCTGATGTTCTCACGCGATTCTGTAACTGTGTCCTCCTGGATCTTGACTGGCGGATTTGTTGCACAGCCGGGCGTCATCAGCCCGACTATGAAGCAAACAAACATCATAATTAGAGATATGGATAATTCTTTTAATAACTTTTTCATAGGTTCAATACTTCTTTTCTGTTTCCTGACTTTTTGTAGCTCACGTGTACCCAACTGTAATCCTTTTCGTTGATAAGCTGGTCGTATGGAAGGTTATCACGGATATATTCAAACAGAGCCTTGTTTCCTTCTTTTGTGCCTGTAGTGATGTCGGCAGCTTCGCCTTTCGTGTGCTGGCTGTTTGGCGCACCGCCTACAAGCCTGTTCAGTTGCGGGCATCTGTAGCCGCTGTTCACGTAGATAGGGACTCCTATTGATTCACGAGCAGGGTCAAGTACGTTCTCGGCAAGAGCTTTCAAGGCTGATGCACTCGATATGTCACACTTGTTGTTGATGCCGTGGGCATCGGCAGTAGAACTTCTGAGTAGTTCGCCCATTGTAAAGTGTTTCATGATTTATTTTCTTTTGATTGATTACATTGATTATTAAATTGCTGTAAATACGGTATCTTCTTCACGATTTCGAAGCTGACAACATAGTAAATAAAGGCCAGCGTCTTACTGTCGGGGAATAACTGATTAGCATTACGTAATATGTTCGTACCGTAGAAATATAGTATTGCATATACCACACCAGTTATACACTGCATAGCTCCTTCTATATTGCCCAATTTTTCACCTATTACGTAGATGCAAAGCACTATTACGTAAAAGACAAAAGTCTCCATGAGGCACTTGAAAAACTTCTTATTGTTGAATGGCTCGTTGTTCACCACGATGCCCGAAATCATCCCTGCCATCATGTTGATAAGGAAGATGAAGAAGATGATGAACACCATATCGTTAAGCGGTGCGAAGTATGCCAGTGTCACACTGAAGAGAGTGACCAGCAGATTCTTTATTTCTGTTATAATATCCATGATTAAGGTCTGTATTTTATGTTCAGCAAACGTTCACTGAACGTTCATTGAACGGTTAATAATGTGCATCTATACTGATGCTGTCTGTTGTAATTGTGACTTTGTTCACATCCTGGCCGTCAAATTCAAGCTGCTCACGGATCTTCGTTCGCCATGCAAGGGGATTGTGGTCCAGAGCCATGTCGCTGATACCTACACCGACTGCCGGCTGCTCCTTCAATTCACCCTTGTGGCATACCAAGATGATAGCCTGATTCTGTGCCGTCACGTCTCCAATCCTGACACCTCGCAATATCTTGCCGTCCGGCCCTCTTATTACATTGATGTCAAGATCGTAATCCTTGAGTTGTATTCCAGTTCCTAGCATAAATCAATGTTTTATCTTTTCGTCCTCGTAGTCGCCTTTATTGAGTTTGTCGGCTTTCTGCTGTATAGCCGGCACCTGAATCGGCGCAGGGTTGCTCTGATTGGTGGCAGAGCCGGCTACTGCTACAGCACCAGAAGCAAGAGTATGAGTATGACTATTGAAGGCATCTACCAGTTTGTTGATTTTTTCCGTAAGAGTCTCAATATTGATAAGGCCGCCCAGCTTACCGCCGTTGATAATGATAGTCTCAATCTGGTCTATCTGCAACACTACCAACTGGCTGTAATCGCCCGTCAGACTACCTACAGTTACCGCAGTTCCGACTTTCGGAGTAATCAGTATGTTGTCTGCATTCTCTTTTTCAGAAGCCCGCAGACGCACGCCGCTTACATCCTGTTTGCCAAAAGTCACGGTACATGTAATGCCTTCCACACTCTTCACAATGCCCTGCCAGATAGCAATCTTCTGACCTCCCACGTTACGGAGATTTTCGTATAGTCTTTTATACTGATCCATAATCAACTTAATCTGAATCCAAGTTCTACCGTTCGTTTGCCGCCATCTCTGCTGAACTCTGTTGTCACTGCCTGGACAAAGTACCTTCCGTCCTTTTCGGGATAGTCTTCATCTTTCAGTTCTGCCGTGTCACCGGGCTTGCAGTAAGGAATCAGCCATGTAGTGATATTGCCGTCATAGCCGTCAAAGGAAAGGCGTTTCACTTCCGTTTCGCCGCGCTTCTTCATGCTCGCTTCATCACTGGTAGCACAACGTATCTCCACCTTATCGCCGCCCGTGGTTCCTGTCTCAATTTCCTTCACCGTGCCGTCCGGCATGGTAGCTTTCACGACTACCTGAACCTTGCGGTCCTCTGCCTTTCGGTAAGTGAGGTCGCATTCTTCCACATTAAGCGAAAAATTGTAGAATACATCATCGCCCACAGCTTCAGCCGGTGCATGAACATGCAGCGTATCGTCAGCCAGATAGATGTCAGCTCCCGATTCTTCCTGCACCTTCTTCAGTACATCGTAGCCTGTAGCGGTGTTGATGACGAACTTTTCATAAGTCCACGAATAAGTGCAGTCCAACTTGTAGCTTTCTCCGATTCCTGATATCACCTTTTTCAGCAAAGATTCAAGGGTAACAGCCTTCAGTTCTTCGTTCGGTAGTGACTTGCGGAACTTGTACAGGTCGTCTTCGCATTCTATGGTGATACTGCCGTCATCGGTACTTATGCGCTGAATCCATCCTCTGAACTCCTCACGCAGTCCTGTCTCCTCGTAGCCTATGCTGATGCTTACCGGGTCACCACGCTTTATAAGGCTTTCCACGTCCAGAGCCTTGTTGTATTCAGATCCGGGCAAAACTATAGTTGCCGTATCTGCCAGCAGCTCCACCGAACGGTGTATCTCAACTTTGTCCAGCATACCCAGACGGAAGTCAGCCAGTTTGATGTCATATCCTAGTGTAAACATTATTGCATATCCTTTTTCTTCAGTAACAATTTATATGTATCGTCAGAACAGCAAGACAGGTCGTAAGCCTGATTCGCAAGACCGCTTGTGAAAGGAAAGTTGTAGCTTTCCACTACTATCTGGAAGATTGAGAATATCTCGAAGAGAGGGCAACGTACTTCCCATTTCGCAGCCTCGCAATACTTGCGCAGCTTCTGCACATCATCGCGCGGATAGGCTTTCTCTTCGGTATTCATCAGGATTCCCTGTATCTGTATCTGATAGTCGTCCTGAGTCCATCTCTCCTTGATAGAGCCACGAACTTTGCCCTTGCTTACATGCCTCTTTGTAATGATGTTCTTGCCTGTAACTGTAATCAGAGGTTCGAAAGGAAGAAGCCAGTATTCGCTGTCGCCATCCTTCCTTATCTCCAAAGGCATACGCATAGGCACACCAAGCGCATTGCTGCGAAGCTGCTCTGTCATTTCCTCCTCACTAAGCTTCATCAGTTCGCTGTAGCCGGAACTGTCGCCCTCGGTTACAGGCGTCTGATTGAATAGCCAGTAAGGCGGTACCTTCAGCCCGGTAGTACGGGCAAGTATATTTCCCAGGATAAACTTAGTCAATGCCATATCATCTTGCTGCTGATGTAGCTATCTCGAGGCTACGGTTGATTGATTCAAGAACTATTCTCTGTATCTCCTTTGTATCGGCCTTATCCATCATCGTTACGTTCAGGTAATCGAAGAATTTGTTTATATTCATCGTAATCTGAGTGTTGCGTGTGCCGCCTGTAACGATTGATTCAGATCCTTTGCCGGATTCATCGGTAGGTGGGGTGTATACGTTGGAAGACGTTTTGGAAGTAGTGCCCCCAGCTGCTTTGGCATCAGATATGCCTTTTGCCTTTTCAGCCAATAGTCTTTGCTGATAGAACTGAGGAATCTGATTACCAAGACTGCTAGTTTTGGAGGCAAGAGTTTTTGCAGAATCAAAACCTACAATATCTTTCGCACCTTTCTGAGCAGCTTTCCATGCTCCATTAAAGTCACCCTTGAAGAGTTTGGATATAGCTTTACCCATTGAGCCTAAGCCGCTGATAATCTCCTTGACTCTATCCACAACATACTCTTTGAGGATATTACCAAAACCTTTAACAACGTCCCAAGTGGCTTTCACTGTTGCACGGAAGCCGTCAAATTTATTCCAACATACCACCAACACAGCGATAAGTGCAGTAATCCCTGCCACTATCAAGCCTACAGGATTCATAGACATTGCCAGATTAAGCAATTTCTGTGCTTTCTCTGCCGCAATCATCGCAGTTACCTGTGCCCATTGTGCAATAGTCCAGCCTTTCAGTATCGTTGTATTTACGAACATATAGCCGTTGTAAGTCGCCCATGCTGCACCTACACCTATCAGAATAGGCTGCAATCTTTCAAAATTGCTTACAAGCCATTCTACACCTGTCTTCATAAATTCAATAACAGGTTCTGTAGCTGTAAGAATATTACTCAAAAGATTGAAACTGGGTATAAGCAACGGTTTTATAACTCCATACAAAGAAATAAGTGTATCTTTTGCCTGGTCGGCAAGTTGTCCGAATCTTCCAAAAGGTGTCTTGGCTATCTTGTCATTCATCTTATAATACTTGCCACCTTCGGAAGTCGCCAGTACCATAGCCTGGCGCATCAGGTCAAACGATATCTTACCTTGTGACATTTCTTCACGGAGCACAGCAACAGACTTGCCTGTCAGCTTTGATATATCAATGAGAGGATTATATCCGTTTGTCACGAGTTGCAACAAGTCCTGCCCTTGCAGCTTTCCGGCTGCCGCTACCTGAGAGAATACCAGTGCAAGTCCTTTGAAACGCTCGCTGTCACCCATTGCAATATCACCCAGCACTCTTAGAGAACTCATGACATTATCTGCCTCTACGCCAAAGCCAAGCATGGTTTTTGCAGCTTCCTGTACGCCTAATCTGCTATAAGGAGAATCAGCAGCATAACGGTTCATCTCCTTGAGCATCTCAGCCGATTTTGTCTGCGAGCCTAACAACACATCGAATGATACTGCCGTCTTATCCGCATCCATACCCATTTTCGCTATGACACCTGTAGCCGCCGATATAGCCACTATCGGATTCGTAAAGAACTCTGCACCCGGCAAGGACATCAAGGCCGATTTCAAGCCGAACAAACGCCCGTTCAACTTCTGCACAGATCTGTCGGTATCGTCCACCTTATTCTGGATTCGCTGCACCTGTTGTACAACTCCATTCTGCTTGCCTTGTATGTTGATTATGAATTCCAGTATATTAGCCATATCGTTTACATCTTGTTTGCTTCGGCCTCGCGCTGGCGTATGTCAGCCAGTTGCGAAAAAGCTTCTGCCCATTGTTCGTCTGTCAATGTCGTTGGGTCTATATGCAGATAGTAGCGCAGCATATTGTCACGGTAGCCTATCCAGTTGTCCGTCTCCTTTCCTCTGGCGGCTTCTACAACTTTTTTAGCGATGCAACTCTTTTTTCGAAGATGTCGCCAAGCTGTTCCGATGTCGCGAAGAAATAAGAATCGTCAGTTCTGATTTCTTCATCTCCTTCTACCCAAAGATTGTTCAGGAAGGCTTCATTCATCTTGATTGCATCTTTGCCACCGTTGCTTGCCGCAAGAGCATATGACATATCGTTTCTATTCGGTTTGCGAAGCAAAGCACTCTTTCCGTCACATTCTATGATGAATGCACCGCCATGTTTCTTCTTGATTTCGTCTATTTTCTCCTTTGAAAATTCCATATTGTTTTAATTTTGATTATACATATCCGTTTACAATATCCATTGCGATAAATGGAAGTTCTATTTCGGCAAACTTGTCTCCCTGGCTCATTCCCTTCGGTATCTCGGTGAACTCAACGCCCTTAATCAAGTCTGTCACAATGGTATCACCCTTAAGAGGATTACCATAGCTGACAACGATGTCCATCTGAACATCAAGGGCATCACCGCCGGCTGCAAGTTCCAGAGCTTCCAGTTCCGATTGAAGAAGACTGATAGTACCCTCATAGCTCTTATTCCCACGCTGAATGGCATGAGGCTTGTCGCCAGTAGCATATAGAGCTTCCTTTTCCTGCTTCTTCGTGTACTTCACGGCTCGCAGACCGGTAGCCAGTCGTCCGCCTACGATGGACTTCACCGAAGACCATTCGTACTCCTTTGTATTGATAATATTCTTCATGACTTAGCTTGAACCTGGAATCCTAATTCAACTTTTATCTGTCTCGCATACCCGAACGGGCGCACCTTAAGTACTACATTGATTGTAGATGTTGCCAATACATTCTGTTTCGGATCTATGATACATACACATCCGCTTTCACCTGCAGCCGTATCTGCCGAAAGTTCGCCTCTTGCCGTCATCTGTGTATTGATGGCCTGTTCCACTGTGCTTTGCCAGCTTTTCAAAACTGCCGGCTGCATGGTACCATCTTCCTGTACATAGATTTCGTCAAGCAACAAGTCAAGCAGAGTATTGTATGCTATGCGGAAAGCCTTGTCGATAACACGGCGATTAGCCAACTGTGCGTAATCGTCAGTAGCCTTGCAGCACATATTATCGTCTGTATAATAATATCCGCTACGACCTACGTATGTGCGTGGAGTGATATATCTCTTGTCATAGATAGTCGCTATATCGTCCATCACGTCCTCCACCTTCTTGTCTGCCAGATACATTACTGTAGGGCCTATTGGTCCGTCAGCCACACGGCCGATATTCCTCTGCACCGATGCTATAGCCACCTTTCCGGCAAACAAACCCATAGCGGCTGCCTTGCTGCCTGTCTTCGTATCACCGATAACGATACATACACCGTTGTCCGTTCCGTCCTTCAAGTCCTTAAGCGTTGCAGCATCCTTATACGCACGTCCTTCCAGTGCAACGAAGATAGGTGCATAGAGGTTGTCAGCTGCATACTTCACAAGCTCCTGAGCCTTTGGCAAAGCCGTGAAGACATCAGGGTCAAGACCTTCTGTAACAACAGGGCTATCTGTATCGGGATCACGACATACTATGATACCGCGCAATTCGCCTTTCTGCTTCTGTAGCAGAGTCTTCAGTTCGCCTGTGGTCTTGTCGCAAAGCTCTGTCATAGTCTTCGTCTTGTCGTAACCTACAATGACAAGCGGCGTTCCTTCAGGTGCAACGCTGTAGAAGTCCTTGACATGCTTATATAGCTGAACATTGTCGGTAGTCTCAGCTTTAATGCCTAGAGCTGTCAAGCCTTCAGTACGATAAATCTTGTAAGGAGTGCCAAGTACGAATGTAGAGTCCACTGCTTCAGCTCCGCAAGCCAGAGCCAGCAGCCCGTCCTGGCTAGTCGGGACTGTGCCCAACTGGCCATTAAGGTAACTGATTGTTATTTTTGGTAATGGCATATATACCTCCTTTCAATTAAGCTCCGGCTGCCTGAACGAGTGCCAATACACCTTTCTTATCCTGACGACGACACTTACCACCACAGCGAACAAGGAAAGAAAGAATATCACCGTAGTACGTTGGATTACGAACTGACTCGAACACCTGTACTTCGCCCAATGCTCTTGACAAAGAACCCTCATACCATGCAAGTCCGGCTGCATTGTCTGTGGCTTCTCCAGCTTCAGACCACTTGGCAAGAGTATTACCGGTCTTGTAGCGCAAAACCTTAGATCTCATCATGATGTTGAAAGAATACAACTGTCCCAAGATACCTTTCTCCGCATTCGCAGAAGCCAGGAACATATTCTTGTCAGTTTCAGTCAAATCAGAAAGGAGCTGGCCGTACATCACTGCGTCAAGCAGAAGATATCTTCCTTGCTGCGGAATATCCTGTTCGTTGAACTTGTTCATCAATGCAAGAATGTCTTTTCTTGTCACGGCCTTACGGTTACCTGTAGCGGACTTAGTGTGAGCTTCTACATTAGCTCCAGTGGTAAGTACAAATTCTGTAGAAGCAGGTGCCCAGTTGTACAACATCTGTTCCGATGCTTTCTCTATCAGATTATCTCTATCCATGCGGATAACGCTCTGTTTCTTTGAATAGCTCAATTCCACAGTATCAGCGTATGGTATAATAATAGGGTCTGTAGTCAATTCGTCAAGCGAATATTCAATGTCAACGTCTGTCCTCTCTTTAGCGGTCGCAGGAATAGAAGTTCTGTTTACTTCTACAGCTGATGGTGCTCCGGCGTTAGGGATATGCACCTTCTTACCCATGTTTACATACATGTCATCGTTCACTGCCTTGCTCATGAATGAGTTGTCAGCGAACAGCCCTTCTACGATAAGGGCTTGCCAAATCTCTCTTTGTATAGCCATAATTAGTAGTTGGTTTTGAATCGTTCGTTATACTTCTTTTTGTACAAGTCAGGATAGTTGTTTTTCAACTCGGCAAGTCTCTCTGCCTTGTCGATTTCATCCCAAGACATTTGCATAAGGTCATTAGCGGCTCCTCCCGGATTATCTCCAGTCAAATAAGCGTTCACGCTTGCTGTGCGTTTCGGCAAAGCCTCAATGGCTGCACGAGTGTTCTTTTCGTCGCTTGCCATAAGGTTAAGGAATACCGGAACCTGTTCTTTAGTCAATCGTCCTTCTGCCACTGCCTGATTCAAGAAGGCTTCGTGTGCTGTTTTCTGCATAGCCGTAATCTGGTTGGTAAGCTCTGTCACCCTCGCTTCCATCGCAGGAACCTTAGCCGCCTGATTCTCCAGTGTGGTAATGTGTTGCAACATTTCCTGTTCGGTCGCCATGTTGGCGAATCCTGAACGCTTTTTCAGTTCGTCTATCAATGCCATTTCTCTTTGGTTTTGTGCCTCGGATTCGAGGCGGTTAGTAAAAAAGTTGTATATACTGTCCGTGGTAGAATTTTCGCTAAGCTGTGAAGCTGCTGCATCATCACCGGTAATGCCGTCTATCATCTTCAAGTCCATTGCCTGAGTAGCATTAATCCAGTGGTCTTTGCCATCGAAGTACTGAGCCTTTATGTCGTCAGCCGTCTTGCCGCACTTTGCCGCTATCATCGTGGCAATATCGTTTTCAAGCTGTTCGCATAGGTCTGCCTGTTTGCGCAGATCTTCCGCATTGCCCCAGCCGCCTGAGCTAACACGGTGAATCATCAGGCGGCTGTATCGGTTCATGTACAAAGGCTTTCCGCACAGTGCCACGACACTTGCTATACTTGCCGCCACACCGTCAACGTGGATAGATATGTCAGCATTACATTCGCGCAGGGCGTTGTAGATAGCCATTCCGCTAAATACGTCACCTCCACGTGAGTTGATATGTACTTCCATGCGATTGTATGCAGCTGCCAACTCCATAACCTCAGCCACAACGCGCCCGCTGTCAACTTTATCGCCGAAGCCTATATCGCCGTATAGCAGTATTCTGACACTGCCGTCGGCATTTATCTGATTTTTGAAAAATGAATTTTTTGCCATTTTGCCTTTCGTTTGATGCAAATTTCCGCAATCTGCAAGAGCTTATGAAACGGCATTTTCATGATGCAACATTAAAGTGGCATCATGTCACTCACAATTGTGTATCAACACATTATATATCAACTTTGGGCAAACAATTATTATCAATTATGGCAGATTTAAAAAGTGATCAGAAGAAAGCCCTGGCGCGTGATATCTATCTGCTTGGCTCGTTCACCTACGAGGAAATTGCGCAGAAGGTAGGTACGCAGCGGCAGACTATCAGCCGATGGGCAAAACAAGGAGGTTGGGATGACCTGAAGGCAGGTATGAGTGTCACCCGTGAAGAGATATTAAAGCGACTGTATCAGCAGCTCAACAACATCAATGCCATCATTCTTGAACGTGATCCGAAAGAACGTTTTGCGAATAGCAAGGAAGCAGACGCAATGGCGAAACTCTCGGCCACTATCAAGAACATGGAGATTGATGTAGGTATCAGCGATATTATCAGTGTAGGTATGCGCTTCGGCGAATGGCTGCGGCGTGTAGACCTTGACAAAGCGAAAGAGTATGTACAATATTGGGATTTATTCCTGAAAGAACAGATTAAGTAATGGCATGGCTACACTTGAAGAAAGACAGAAGATTAAGGAATGGCAGCTCTATGTACAGGACATCAAGAATGCCACGCCCGTAGAGGTGAACATGAGTGAAGCCGAAAAGGCAAAGAAACGTGCATACCTGGAAGCTCACCCGATAGAGTGGATTAAGTACTTCTTTCCGAAGTTTTGCAAGTATGAGTTCGCCAAATTCCAGATAAAGGCTATCAAAAGGATTATCAATAACGATGAATGGTTCGAGGTACTTTCCTGGAGCCGTGAGAACGCCAAGAGTACCATCGTGATGTTCTGCGTGATGTACCTGACACTCACTGGAAAGAAAAAGAACGTAATCCTTGCATCAGCTACGGAAGACAGCGCAATCAAGCTATTACGACCCTATAAGGCTAATTTCGAAGGCAACGGCCGTATCAAGGCATTCTACGGTGAACAGATGAATATCGGCAACTGGACAGACTCGGAGTTTATCACTAAGGGTGGAGCATCATTTACAGCCATAGGTGCAGGAAACGCACCCCGTGGTAGCCGTAATGAATCTATTCGTCCGGACGTGCTGCTCCTGGATGACTACGATACTGACAAGGATTGCCGAAATCCGGATACGCTGGAAAAGAAATGGCAGTGGTGGGAAAAGGCTCTCTATCCTACACGATCCGTCAGCGAACCTACACTAATAGTGTTCTGCGGTAATATTATTGCAAAAGATACGTGCGTGGCGCGTGCCGGGAAAATGGCCGACCATTGGGATATAATCAACCTGATAGACAAAGATGGTAACAGTACATGGCCCGAAAAGAATACTCCTGAAGCTATTGCAAGAATACGCAAGAGTATCAGCAACGCATCGTTCCAGGGCGAGTATATGAACAATCCTGTGACTGAAGGAAAGGTTTTCAAGAATGTGGCCCTCGGCAAGATTCCATCATTGAAGAAGTTCAAGTTCGTTATAATCTACGGAGACCCGGCATACAGCAACACGAAGAATAAGGCTTCCAGTACAAAGGCTGTCTGCTTGCTCGGTAAGCTGAAAGGCGTACTGTACGTTATCAAGTCATGTATCGGCCGTGTGACGAATGCAGAGTATATTGAGTGGTTCTATCTGCTCAGGCAGTATGTAGGCCAGCAGACTACAGTCTACTGCTATCAGGAAAACAACAGTCTTCAGGATCCTTTCTTTGAACAGGTATTCAAGCCTCTTATCCGTGAGGCTAACGAGCGCAAAAAGGATAATCTCTATATAATAGGTGACGGCCGTGACAAGATTGACAAGGCTACCCGTATTGAGGCGAACCTTGAACCGTTGGACCGCAACGGCCAGCTTATCTTCAATACGGAAGAAGAAGACAACCCTATGATGATAGAACTACGTGACCAGTTCAAGATGTTCGAGTTGTCACTTCCTTATCCTGCCGATGGGCCTGACTGCGTGGAAGGTGGGAACAATGTAATAGACAGCAAGATGAAGGAACTTGAACCCGGTACCACGATTTCGTATGAGGATTTACAAGAGAATAATAATTTCAGAATGAGTAGAAGCTATGAACAATTTCATCACCGTTAATGATTACGATGCTACGATCCATCGTGAAATACTTGATTCACTGCTCCGTGAAGATGCCGGAAGCAGTGCGACTATAGAAGTTTGCGAAAACAGAGCCATCGCCACTGTAAGGGCATTGATAAGCAGCCGCTACGACTGTGACGCTATCTTTTCCGCAACGGGCGACCAGCGCAATGTCATTATACTGAAAGTCTGCATAGACATAGCAGTATATGAGATATTCTGCCAGCACAACCCTTACAAGATGTCACAGATAAGAAGAGACAGATATGAAGACGCTATGCAGTTCCTTCGTGAAGTGCGTGACCACCAGGCGAACATTGACGGTGCTCCGCTTCTTCCTGTAGATACCCAGAAGGACAACAGCCCGTGGCAGATAGAAAGTAATGAACTTCGTGCTACCCATTTTTAACTGTTCAATAACCGTTCACTGAACGTTCGCTGAACGCCTGGTGAACACTCAATAATTATCATTATGTCCAGAAAAAAGAAAAATAGAAAAATAACTCAAGGCGGTATGCTCGGCCGTTCCGTTAGTACAACAATAGATACAGGATTCCGATATACCGAACCTGACATTATCCTACAGATGCCCGAACTCTTCATGTTCGACATGCGCACCTATATGAATTCTCTCGAGGCTGCAAAGAGTATTGACTTCTACAGCCGTGTACGCCTGTACGATATGTATGAATCGGCACTGCTAGACTTATGGCTGTCAGGTATCATCAATAAAAGACTTATCGGTGTGTCGCGTATTCCGGTTGAGTTCCGCCGTGACGGAAAGCCGGATGAAGCAGTGAACCGACAGATACGTTCGCCTTGGTTCCGCAAGTTCGTGAAGGACGTGCTTATGTCCAAATTTTGGGGCTTTGCAGCTTTCCAGTTTTTCAAGGATGATAAAGGCTGGATAACCTACGAAAACATACCCTACAAGCACTATGACCCTGTACGCCGTCAGATATTGAAGATGCAGAGTGATAACGAAGGTGTGCCTATAGAGGCATGGCCCAACACACTTGTAGTCTGCGATGATCCTCGAGGACTCGGTATGCTTGCCGAACTTGTACCGATGGTATTGTACAAGCGCGGCAACTTCGGCGATTGGGCGCAGTTCTGCCAGATATTCGGTATGCCTATACGTGAATATACATACGATGCCGGAGACGAAGAAGCACGCAAGAGACTTATCCAGGACGCACGCACTCAAGGCGGAAATGCCGTGTACATACACCCTAAGGAATCATCACTCAATATCATTGAGTCAAGTAATAAGAGTGGAACGGTAGACCTATACAACACATTCAAGGAAGCATGTAATACCGAAATGTCCGTGCGTGTCCTCGGTAATACACTTACTACTGACAGCAAGGCTACAGGAACACAGGCTCTCGGAACGGTGCATCAGGACGAAGAAAATGCAATCAAGGAGGACGACCGTGATTTCGTGCTTGACGTGCTCAACTACGAAATGACAGAGATATTCTCCAACCTCGGCATCAATACTGAAGGCGGTGAGTTCGTTTATGTGGAAACCATCAAACTGGATCCGAACAAACAGGTAGACGTTATCCAGAAGGCTAAGGCTATGGGCTTGCCAATATCTGACGATTATCTTTATAGAATTCTTAAGATCGAGAAGCCCGACAACTACGAGGAACTGAAAGCAGAGATAACGGCACAAGAGGAAGCGAACCGAAAGCTACAGGAAAAGATGGCCAATGCACTCGACAAGCCAAAGACGAAAGAAGAAGTGGAACTGCGTAACAAGATGATGAGTTTTTTCGGACTAGCCCCGAAGAAAAGCGGGGCTTTAGAGTTCTGATGAATGAGTTATACTCACATGACTGCCCTGCATGTAGCGGCAAGTACCCTCGCAACGAAGCCGAAACGGGGATCAACTTCAGTGCAGAAGTTCTGACTAAGGCTCTGCAGTCCATCTATGACGGACTAAATGTAGAAGACGACATTCAGCGTGATGCCTTTGAAGAGATGCTGCGTATCTTCAATGAAGCTGCCGTTGCCGGTGTGCTTGCATCAAAGAAGACACCGCCACGCATGGAAAGATTTCTGGAGCAATTGAAGTATAACAATGAGGTATTCTCTGCCTTCAAGGTACACCGAATGCAGAACGATATGGCTGCTCGTATGGTTGACGAAAACGGACAGCTTAAGCCGTTTGACAAGTGGAAACGTGATATCGAGGATATTGCCGACCACTATTGCAACCGTTGGCTACAGACAGAGTATGACACTGCCGTACTGCGTGCACACCAGGCGACAGACTGGCTACAGTTTGAGGACGAAAAGGACGTATATCCTAATGTAAGATGGATGCCTACCACTTCGCCCAATCCTGACCAATACCATAAGCAGTACTGGCGTGTGAAACTTACTCTGCCGATTGATCATCCGTTTTGGAAGAGTCATCGTCCCGGTGACAGGTGGAACTGCAAGTGTTCGCTGCGACAGACTGATGAGCCGGCTACTACTGAAGCAGTAGCGGACTTCAAGCCGATACCTTCACAACCGGGACTGGACAACAATCCTGCTGATGACGGCAAGCTGTTCAGTGATTCACACCCATATTACACTGAAGCATATCCGGGGGCTAAGAAAGCTGCGGAAAAGGCTGTTAAGCAGAATAAAAAGAATAGCTTTGATTATAAGAAGTATATTGCTGAATATGATATAGCAGAATCAGTATCTATTGTTCCTAAAAAGAGTGAAGAAGAAACTTTTGAAAAGATATTGGATCAGTTGAATATTCGTATGAAACAATTCAACATTCCTAAGTTCCACAATATCGGCAAGCCATCAAGCAGTAACGCCATAGCATCATGGGATGACCACGATAACAGTCTGAATCTTAATCTGGCTAAACTTTCACACCCTGAAAAGATTTGGCAGAAACTTGAACAATATAGAAAAAAAGGCATCAAATACGATTCTACAGAAAGTGTAGAAGACCTGGTAAGAAATGTAATTGACCATGAATTAGGTCATAAGTTGATGTATCAATACAACATGAAATCTGATGCTATTGATACTCAGGTTAAAGCAGGAAAAACAGTTAATGGAGTAAATGAATTGCAGGAATTAGGATATTACGCAACAACTGATGTTAATGAATTCTTTGCAGAGGCATTCGCGGCATATATGGGACCTGGCAGAGATAAATTAGGAGAAAATATCAAAGGAATGATAGAAAGAATGATTAATAAAGTAAAGAAATGAGCGCACCAAATATCAACAAGGAAGTGAAGAAGGCAGTAAACGCATTGCTGCATCTGCAAAGGCGTGTATTGCCTGTCAAGGTAGGAACTACTGCTGTTAATATGTTTAAAGACAACTTTACGGAAGGCGGCTTCTTTGGTCAGACATGGCAAGAACCGATAAGAAGGAAACTGTCTTTCAACGGTGCAAGAGGTCAGTACGGTACATTGCAATCAAGATCAAGTCATCTGATGCGCTCTTTTGAGAAGGACATCAAGACACCCGGAAGGGTAGTTATAAGAAACCCTGTAGAATATGCAGCCATACACAATGACGGCGGCACAATTACTGTAACGGCAAAAATGAAACGGTACTTCATGGCTAAATTCATTGAGACTAAAGGAAGCATGAGCATGACGAAGAAAGGCAAGCTCGGCAAGAACAAGCGCAATCAAGGACTTAGTCGTGAAGCACAGTTCTACCTGGCAATGGCTCACAAGCAAGAAGGCAGCCAGATACGGATGCCTAAACGCCGTTTCATGGGTAATCACCCTGTTCTGACGAAAAAGATAAGTGACATCATTTACAACGAACTTAAAAAGTTTATTGAAGATTATGGAAGAAATATTGGAACAGCTCGTTGAGCTTATAGGAAATGCTTTCCCGAATTGGGGAACAGTGGATGAAGACTACGGACAACTGGAAATGATAGACATGACAGACAGAGACACCTATCCGCTTACATACCCTGCATGCCTGATTGATGCAGCCGATTGCAGTTGGAGCAACGTGGAAGGAATCAGCCAGAGAGGAACATTACAGGTACGTGTGCGACTTATCCTGGACTGCTACGATGATACCCATTACAGAAGCGGCACAGTAGATAAGATCCGTGAACGTTCGGAACTGCGCAAACAGTTGCATCTTCTCTTGCAGGGCCACAGATACGAAGGTCAGGAACTTATCCGCACCTCCAGCCGTTTTTATACACAAAACCACGGCATAAAGGTGTATGAATCCCTCTATACCGTGGCTGTAAGCGAATATATCACTGAAAATCTTCAACCGGTAAGTCCTGGTATCAAGATTACTGCAAAATCATTAAAATAATGATAGCTGCACACTCACCTGAATAGGTGAAACGCCAATACGCTTGCGTGTCTTTTTCATCTTCTTGATAGGCTCTCCTGCTACAAAAGTATTGTTGCGTATCATCTGACGGATAATCGCCTGTATGCGGTATTCAGACAAAAAGAAGGCACGCGACAATGCTTTCACAACATCCGAATAAGTGCGTAATTGGGGCTCAAGCTGATGGTACATCTCAGCTATCTTCTGATTTCTTTCCTCTATAAGAGTCTGACTTCTTCCTCGTTTCATGGCAAAAATGGATTAAAAGGCAGTTGGCAGCTGCATTGTTTTTACAAAAATACACATTTAACCTGTAATCGCAAAACAGTCAACTCTATATAATTCATATACCTAATTACCCTAATCAAAAGAAAGCCCCGACAAAGCTGTTTAATTGTCGGGGCTTTTAACGTATGTCCTGCAATTCCAATTTGGCGGCCAGGTATGCAGATATGTTGGCAGCACTGATACTGGACTTATCCCTGAGCTGGTATCTTAATCGTTATAGCGGGCTGCCTTGGCTTTCTCCAGTATGGAATTCACTCTTTTCTGCCAGGTGTGTACGTCATACTTCATTCAATCTATTTTCAAACTCTGTGAGTATTGCTTCTCCATGTATTGGATCCCAGAATCCGATAATATCTTGCAGGATTGATATTGCTTGCTGCTTTACTTCGTCTTTTGTTGGTAAAGGGTCTTCTACATAAAGATTTGTAGCTAGCAGATAGTCTGCTACATTATCTCTTACCTGTACAGAAGTATAATTCCCGTCATGTTCTACCCATTTGTCTGGATTTTCAGGTGTCTTTTCCTTAATATGTGGTCTTGGTTTATCAAATCTTCTGATAATGATAAGTCCCTTCATACATATTTTTTTATGATCTTCCGGCGTCATGGCTTTTATTTTTAAGTCTTTCTGATATTTTCTGATCTGCCATATAGATTGTACATATACTAGTTCCATAAGCATATATACCTTCCTTGCCTATAAGTCTGCCGTCGTGATCCTGCCATGTTCTATATACATAGGGATTTTTAGAACTCAATTTAGCCGCCTTAAGTGATTTGTAGTACAGACCTGTCTTCTCATTGTAAAAGTTCTTAATCATAGTCAGTCCTCCTTATTTGGTAACAAATCTTTTTTATAAGCCCATTTTAAAACAAGGCTATTATATTCTTCCCAATTATCTTCGTATTCTACAATTTTACCATTTTCAAGAAGCAATACAACTTCGTTCTTGTTATTAACTGATACGCTTCTATCATTGCAATCATGCCATACTGAATTGATTCTCCATTCTGCACCATCAATAAACCCATCAAAAAAAGCATTGTTATGTAAATAACTATACCTTTTATTACATCTGTTTTGGGCTGTTTTTTTTATATCTTCTTGTGTCAATGGCTCTTTTATCATATTCTAGTCCTCCACTTTTACGAATACAACATCATTCTGGTCTGAACGAAAAATACCACTACAAAATCCCAGACTTTCATTTATATGTCTAATTAAGCATTCTTTGTTTCGTATAAAAAAACAACCTTTGCACTTCTTGTGTGCTTTTTCACATCTTAATGTAAGTCCGTTAATTTGAAAGACTTCTCCGATTTTATATTCTTGAATCATAATCTAATCTTTTTCAATATAAATAAATTCTCCTGCCAATAGTAGCACTGGTTCACTGACTCCCATTACCCATTCACCACGCTTGTTGTCCTCACCGGGAGGAGGTGAAACTATGTCATGTTTGGTTCCTGGTTTTATATTTGCAAATTGCGTCCCAAAGGCCTTGCAATTTGTCACCATAATACGATTTAATTTTAGCTTTGGCTTACATTTCTGCATCTTCTTAACATCAGATTCTCGTATAGTAATTGTACCAAGCCTGTAAGATTTACCTGTGATGCCGCATTCCTTACATTTGTACACATCGTATGATCTTTTCACTCCTTGGGTAATAATATTCTGTTTTTCCCAATCGTGACCGCCTGTATTTATCAAAAATGTTTTCATATTATAAATCAATAATTTCAGCTCCTCTAATCTTGTCCGGCAACGCTCTTATGAGGTCTGCCGTATCGTTGTTCTCTACATTGAAGCAGACACCCAGATATTCGGGGTTATGCTTGCTTCGTTGCACCTTGAAGTCGCAAGGGCGGTCATATACTGCCCACAGATAGCAGAACTGGCTCATTGCGCTGTAGTGTATCTTGACCGCCACTCTGCGAGGCTTAAACAGTTGTTGCTGGTAGTCCTGGATCATATGGCTCAATACTGATAATTCTTTCGCCTGATACTATCACTCTGCCTGTGCCGTTGCACTGAGGGCATTTCCTTTGCAGAGGGTATTCTTGTCTTACATCGTCTTTTGCGTAAAAGACTTCTACGCCTGTACCTGAGCATTTTTTACAAAGGCATATCTTTTTGTGTATGTATGATTTCTGTTCCATAATTTATTCTTCTTCTTTATTGTTCAAAATAATATCTACTGCATCATCTAAGGCTGTATGCTTAAGCAGATTCATTGCTGCATCCCATCCGGCTTTGAATATATCAGCCTGAAGGTAAGCTGCTACATCATCTTTACACTCACTTGTACATGTCAATTTACAACAGTCTCCGTACTTACATCTCTCACGTTTGAATTTGAGTGTCGCCTGTTCTTTCGGTGTCATCTGTTCTGTACTTCTTTAAATTCAGGTTTCACATCGGGATCTGCTACATAGGGATATACATCCATGATTGCAGTTTCGCTAACGGCTGCTATCTCATAATCGGCAAGAGTGTCTTTCATTCCTTCATCGAGCTTCTTGATTGCATCTTTAATGTCAGCCGCCTGTACAAGTACATAGCTTGCTGTCTTTTTCTCTATTCCGGTCTTTTCGTCAAGAGTAATGAAATAGAGCTTGCACTTATACCATTTGTCGGCTGATTCTTCGTCACAGAAGAAAAGCTCGCTGTAGTTGGCTCTTGTCACATCTGATACTATGAACTCACCGCTGATGAACGGTGTTATCTCTTCAATTATTCTTTCTTCAGCTTCTGTAAAGCTGAGTGCATCTACTAAGTAAGGTTCAGTTACTTTCTTATTCATTCCGTTTTCCATTGTTTTAATGTAACGGATTTTGCATGTAAACCAATTGTGCATCATAATTATTCTTTTTTATCTGTTATATCTCTAAATATTACATTCTCCTTGTCTGTACGTATATCCTCGGTGCAGCAGCCTGTAATGTCCAATACACGAAGATTCTTGTAACATTCTTGATTTATGAAGGCGCATCCGGCACATATATTGCCATTGCCTGCCTTATCAACTCTGTAGGTGCGTTCGCCTATTTGGAACTCTTCGCCTATCTCTCTGTCAAGTTTTTCCATATCTCGTTTATATCTGATATTAATTCGTCTAATTCATATTTCGCAGATATTTTGTTGAAACACATAAGGTAACCTATTGCTGTTCCTATTCTGCATACTATCTGAAGTATAAACCCAGCTATCATCCAAGGGAAAATGAAAATGCCGAATATAATCATCAGTATTATAATTGTCTTTTTTGTGTCTATCATATAGTTTTTTTTAAAGGACCGCCGCCTTTTGCAAGACGGACGGTCAGGTTTTACTTAAATGTGCCCGGCTTTTTACATTGCCGAAATACTAAGAGGTACATTCTTCATCTTGCCCTCATCGTCATCATCGCGGACCTCGAGTGTGATGAACTGGCAGGAAGGCACAGGCTTGTAGGCATCCTTGATAATCTTGATACCCTCGTTCAGTGTCTCATCGTTGAGTTTCGACGCAAGCTGTTCAAGCTCCAGCACCTTGTTTGCACGAAGACTGCCTTTTGCGTCCTTAGCCATCAGGCGGCGAATTGTAGATACCAGTGCAGCACTCTTATCATCTGATACCAGAGAGCCAAGGAAGTCCTCTATCTTCTCCAGTCCGGCATCTACCGTATCGTCCCAGCCTTCATTAGTACGTTGGCCAAGTTTCAGACTGTACTTGTTGTCCGAAGTGGTAAAGGTGTCACTCTTGCGGTCGCCTTTGGTCTTGAATAGCTCATTCTTTGTCTTGATGAGTGAGGTGCATTCCTGGAATACTTCCTGTTTCACCCTCTGCATCTCTGCCGACAATGCCATGAGCTTTTTCGCACAACTAACTACTGTAGCGTCTACTAATTCCTTGTAGGCCTTACGTTCGTTTTCGATTCTTGCTGCTTCTGCTTTTTCTTCTTGCATTAATTGTTCTTTCAATGCACGTCTTTCTTCCTGTGTCAATTTTGATAAATCCATAACTAATAATTTAAAAGGTTAATACTTGATACATTTTCTTTTATGTCTGAAATCTGTTAATAGGTCAGCCAGTTTGTTTACTTTCTCTTCATACTCGAAATACATAGTCTGTTGTTTTGTAGTTGCTTCGCCAGACTCTTGTATATCCTTGTAATATTCATACTTCTTTTCAGCCTTTTCAAGCTCTTTTTCCAAAGCCTTGATTATAATGTCGCCTGAAAGTTCAAGTTCCTGCTTGTTGAATCCAAGAAAATCTACATATCGCCCGGGTACTCCCGGCATAGGTTCTGTTATTATTTCCATACTTCTGTTCTTATATCAAAAAAACTATTCATCATCGTCTGCATTGTCGGCAAATGCGACAAGCATCTTTGAGCATTCTATCTGTAGGTCCTGTGCTTCTGCTATAATCTGGTCTAACAGAAAGTAGGCTTCATCTGGTGTACGTTGAGCAACAACACTGTGCAACTCATTTACAATTCTTTGTGTAATCTCGTCCATAACTATGAAAATTGTTGGTTAGCTATTCCTCCATATAGTTCCACTTCGTGAGTTTCCTCCAGTTTCACTCTATACATTGTCTTCGCTTCCGCTTCCAATGCCCTGCGTTTCTCAATGAGAATAGAGCGTTCGCGAATGATATCCGTCATTTCCTTGCTGCTGATTCCACCCTTAAGTATCTGGCTGTTGAGGGAATCAATCTTTTTCGTGATTCGTGGCAGCTCATCAAGTATGTCGCTGATTCTGTCACATAATTCGTCAGTGATTGTTTTTGCCATATTTCCCCTTTTTAATGATTGATTCAAGTTTCGCTATAAGATTGATAAGTTCATCGTATGTCAATTTGTAGAACGGTTTTCCGGCTATACGGCTGTCTTCCAGGAAGGCATTTACACGGTTCCAGTCCGTTGTGTCTATCCCTAACTTGGTAAGCCTTGCCAATACTGCCGAACGCTGTCTTTTCAGGCTGTATTCCCGGCTTTCGTCCTTGCCTGAGATATAGTCCATCAGTTTTTTCGCTTCTTCGATTGTAAGGTCTTTCGTGCTGTTTGTACGTCCGCCTGTAAGCCCTGTAATCATGTTTCTGTATGTGTCTTCATTCAGCCCATGCTGATGGTACATCGCATGCAGCTTCTTGATCATCCATTTCGGTATCGGTAAACTCGTTGTTGCCATCGTCATTGATTTTATTGTTTCCACCGGAGCAGCGCGCCGCCCCTTCTTCCCATACCGTATAAAAGACTCCCGGCTTCGGACTGAACCGTCCTTTGCAATATGCCTTGAAGCCTTCTACCCAGATTTTCACCGCTGCATCATACATCAGGTTCACTGCACTGCGGCCTAAAGGCTTGTTGCCGTCCGCACGGCTGACAAAGATTATCAGTTTGTTTGGGTGGCGGTCTACAAGGCCCTGATAACCGTTGGGCCCTTTTGTTGAAAAGCCGCCAGCCTGAAAACTGTCGATGATGTATATCTGCTCGCTGCGTGGTGCGTTCATTCGTGCCTCCAGTTCCTCAAGAGTCAGCTTGCAAGTGAAGAATTTCTTGTCTACCTCCCACATTTCGTTACGTTCCAGCATCTTGATAAAGGTGTTGTCCTTGTCTTCCTCAATGGAATTGTAGAACACCTTGCCGAAACGGCAGAGATACTTGGCAAGCTGCATAGTGAACGAAGACTTGCCGTTTCCACTGTTGCCCCATATTATCCATAGTCCTGTGGTAGCCGGACGGCCGAAAGCCTGTTCCCATTTCCCCTCAAAATCCATGACGGGGCGTTTCATTCTCATGAGTTCCGAAGGGGAATAGGCTCTCTTGCTCCGTTCCTTAGTCTTCTTTTCCATTGAGCACCTCTTTTTCGATTTCTGTATAGACTCTTCTAAGGTTGCCCCCGGCTCTGTTAATTATCTGTCGTATATCGCAGCCAGTAGGGCGGTTCAGTTTGGCTATCATGTAGCTTTGAGCTTCCAAGAACTTAGCGCGCTCCTTCATATCTTCAGGAGTGATACGGTTGAACTTGCCGCCATATCTGCTGAACATCTCTTCATAACTGTTCGTCTCTCTCTCCATACCTGAACGTATCTTTTTCTTCAATCCGTTGGCACCCATCATGAACCATCCGCAGCAGTGTTCGGTAGCATTCCAAAGGGCTTTCAGTTCCTCAAAGGTCTCGTATGCTATGTCTCCGGCTTCATCAAGGATGATAAGAGGACGTTCAATGCTTTTCAGGTAGTAGACCAGATCATCGTATACATCTGCATAGCGGCCGTTGAAATTTACCCCGAATTCCTTTGCTATGTGGCGTATCATACGCATCTTTGTTTTCACCTGTCCGCAATCAACGTATATAGCGTTCTTGTGAGTGCGAACGTATGCCTTTGCGGTGAAAGTCTTGCCGATGTTGGGAACATCGCAGAGAAGACCGCTAAGGCTGCTCTGCTGGCAGTATTCAAGCTGCTGGGTGATGTATGTATATACAGGAGTTTCGGCAGCTTTCCATTCCATTTCCGAACGAAGGGAAACATTCAGTCGTCTTGCCAGTGTTACCAGTGTGGCCGTTGATACACGCTCAGTCTCTCCATTTTTGATTGATGAATAATAAGCCTTGCTGAGTCCTAATGCTGTGGCGTGCTTCGCATCGCTATCGTAGTTCTTGCGATTTTCCTTTACCGCATCGAAAATTCTGTCTCTCTGTGTTTTTGTCAGTTCCATATCTATAATTTTTTAAGTTAATGAATCGTTTAAAAGGTGTTCACTGAACGTTCGCTGAACGGTCTTTGAACGGTTATAAATCGGCTTTCGCCTTCTGGCTTATGTAGTCCAAGTCAAGGTATAACTCGTATTCGTCATACGGATCTTGCTTTTCTTCCTTGCGTGGCAAGTCGTATTTCGGTTCTTCTTCCGGCGGCAACTGTACTGCCTTAACCTCTTCCTGTTCCAGCTGTTCAATGGCCTGTTTGCGCTCGGCAGATATAATCTGTACCCGTGTCGGCTTGTTGTCCTTCACCATCTTGTCGAACTTGCTGATGTACTTGCGCTGCTCGAGGAATATCTTTTCATCGTCAGCCGTGCGTTCCATCTGAGCCTCGTTGTATTCACCTATGTACTTGCAAGTGTCGATATAGTCGCCGTCCTGGTAGATATACACCTCATTGAAGTTGCCCTGTTCGTCTGGAAGGTAATAGGCTTTCACCTTATTGTTGTTCGGATCAAGACGCCTCAGAGCTTCAGGACTGCTCAGCCAGAAGTCGCGGTACTGAACACGGACGCAACTGTTACGGTTGACTGATGTGGAAGTACACTCACCAATGAATCTGTACAGTGTTCTTTTGTCCATAGGCCGCAGATCAGGATTCATGTTGTTGCAGAGCACTTGCCATCGTGTCATGCCCGGATAGAGCTTCTGATTGGGGTGCAGCATGTTGTTGTATTCCTGAATGTCTGCCATGTCGTCGGCTATCAGTTCCTCATAATCGTAGGTTTTCTTGTCGACGTATGTGTTGTTCTTTTCATCAAAGACCTTCTGGTCGTACACCTTATTTGCGCTGAGCCTTAACCACCATCTACCGATTCCTGCATGATTCTTCTTTTCTACTGAGTATTTCTTCGCACGGTTGAAATGTTCCGCTCTCTTTTCCTGAGAGTTCGTAGGAGCACACCAGCGGACGAAAGAGAATATTACTCCAGGCTCCATGAATGTATCCTTGAACTGGCTTACTATATGGTTTTCCACCTCAATTTCGCCCGGCATGTTCCAGCCGTTGCGGTCGATAACCCTGAACATATTGCGAAGACAGGAGATGAACAGTGCTGCTGTCTTCTCTCGGCTGTAAGCGTAACCTATTACGCAGCCACTTGCCACATCGTAAGCGTAGTAAGCCTTCGGACGGATTCCTCCGTGTGTCTTGCGTGGAAGATCACGGTCGTCCAGCGAAATCTTGCTGAATGAGAAGAAGGCACTGGCTCGCCTCATGTGCGGCCTCATGCTGTGATTGAAGTTTGTCCAGTCCTGACGCATATTCTCTATTATTACTCTGTTCTTGGGGTTATTGATATAGTTCCAGACGGTTGCCCGGCTTATTGTGATTGGTTTTCCGTTCTTGTAGAAGTCCTGAGCGTTGAACATTTCGCCTGTAGTGGTATCTACCACATCTATTTCCTCTGCAAAGAAGGCATTGATCTGTTCCATTATCATTGAGTTGAAAGGGCTGTTGTCCTGTACCGCAATGGCAAGTATCAGTCTTTCCAGATTCACCGATACCTTGCGTGCACTCTGGTTGTTGTACTTCTTCGATACCAGTGCAGCATAGCTGCCTTCCTTATATTTCCTGAGAGTATCCTGAAGTCTTGAAGCCGGCAACGTGTGTCCTACCTTGGTACGGAAGTATTCTACAGCCTCCACCACTTCATCCCATTTCAGCTTGCTGCCCATTGCCTTTTTCATCATCGCCTTGTTTTCGGTGAACTTGATTATTGCATTGAGAACGCTTGCGTTGATAGTGTATTCCTTCTGCACCTTCGGGCTTATATTCGCCCCATCGGCCTTGAACACCTCAGTGGAATAGAACTCTCTGGCTGCCGTGTCCACCTCGTAGAACGTGTCGAAATATCTGTGCAGATACATGTTCGAGCCTTGCGGATATTTATGTCTGATTCTCTCACGGAATCGTTCTGGCAGACTTTCAAGTTCTATAAGGGCGTATCCGTTAAGACCTCGCCCTGACCTCGCTACAACCAACTGCTTTGTCGCTGCCAGTTTCTTGTAATTGCTTGGCGACATTATGGCATCGCTTGGTTGTCCTGCCGGAGAATCGTTCCTCGTAAGGTCGTCATAGCTGATACACAGCTTGTCATCGTAGTATTCCATTATATCCTCCGTGTTATTCGTTATACATAGTGCAGTTCCGGGAATCGAATCCGGTTTGCGGCCGTCTGTGTCTCTTTACCTTGTTACCTATCTAAACTCTAACCTAATAACCAAATATGAGCTAGTAATTGTATGTTTGTTATCCTGAAAAAGCACAGATCCGCGAACTGCTTGTTTATTCATTTCTTTTGTCCGGCCTCCTTATCCATTCTGCCTGCTACAGGAATCATCGCTATAACCAGAATTATCATTATAACCAGATTCACCGTTCCGTGAATACTGGCATTAATCAGTGCCACCAATGCCAGTATAAGTAAGTAGTGTATTGTCTTCATGATTCTTGATTTTTGAATGAGGAGCCGCACCTATCTTCACAGACCACTACGGCTATATAATGGAATATCTTGTTATTGGTTAATTACCTGTTTTACATTTCCGTGACTGTCTAATACTTTCACTCTCTGCTGAGGAGCATCAGCCACTGTAATATTCAGCAGTACACCACCGCTTTTCAGTGCAGCTTCGCGTATTCTTTTAGCTTTATCACTGTTCCTGCCGAAAAGCAATGCCTGGCTGACAAATTGTACTGTAACTCCGAAATTTTTTGCGAGCTGAGCCTTAAGTGCTGCATTTGCTTCGATTTTCTGTCTTGTTTTCTGTTCCATATTTCTAATAGTATTAAAATTTTTCGCTAAATTTGGCGCGTGTTTCATTTAATCATGGCACAAACTTAAGGGATAATTTTCAACCACGCAAGGAAAACGGAGATAATTTTCATCATATGAGCGATATTTTATTAAGAATACAAGAAATTTCCAAGAATGAAGGGATAAATATCACCTCTTTTGAGAAAAAGATAGGTGCTAGTAAAGGCGTTTTATCACGAGCCATAAAACAAGGAACGGATATTCAGACTAAATGGCTAAAAGCAATAGTTGAAAATTTTCCCCAATATTCAGCAGATTGGCTTTTAACTGGAGAAGGAAAAATGATAAAAGAAGAATCTTCCATTCCAGTAACTCATCATACCGACAATCCGAATGAAGGGATACCATTAATACCAATCTCCGCAATGGCAGGAGCCTTCACCACAGAAAGTCAGGTGTTAGAATGTGACTGCGAAAGATATGTAGTGCCGGTGTTCAAAGGAGCCGACTATCTGATAGGAGTAAAAGGAGTAAGCATGCACCCTCGATTTTCGCCTGGAGATATCGTTGCGTGCAAGCGTCTTCCTATGACAGATCTTTTCTTTCAGTGGAACAAAGTCTATGTTCTGGATACAGATCAAGGCCCATTAATCAAGCGACTTAAGCCCGGATCAGATAAAGAACATGTACTTGTGGTCTCAGATAACCATGAATATGATCCATTTGAATTATCGATAAATAAGATATATCACATCGCCTTAGTAATTGGCGTTATAAGACTAGAATAATATGGGATGTTTAGTAATTGGTTTATATGTATTAGGTTTCTTATTCTTCTTCCTCATAGGTATAGCTGCATGGTCGGACGGTGAATATTGGCAGTCTGTTGCATCATATATTATTTCTTTATTAGTGTTGCCTATTTCTTTTTATAATTCAAAATACATGAAGAAATATAGAGAAAACTATGAAAAAGAGATGGCTAAACGTAAAACTATGTCCTTAGTTCAACATACTACTATAAAACAGATCATGGAGACTGTGTATGTATTGGAAACCACAAAGAAATATGATGTTTTTACAAGCAGGCTCGAATTCCTTCTTGAACTTTTAAAAGTATATCAGGCAGCACTAGAAGCTGGCAATATAGATAACACAATAAAAAAAGGATTAGAATTGTATATGGGGCTATATTATAATAGAGAGATAACCACATGCCAGATTCATGTGTTGGAAGACCCCAAAAAGTATGTAACAAAAGAATTTATAGCAGAACTGTATATTTCTTTTTTCTCCAGATACAGCAGACAGTTGAAAGATGAGCAGTTAAGCCTGAAAACGCAGAAAGCAAAGGATAAAAGGACAGATCAGTTAATAGAAACTGGTATTAAAATAAAGGATAAACTTCAAGAATTAAGTATGAACCATTACGCAATGGAAATAGAAACTCTAATAAATAACTTTCAAAAATAATATATCGAATAATATGAGCAGATTACCTTTGAATATGGAAAAAGGCATAAAGTCAGACATAGAAAAGACTAAATGCCCTGTACATGGAGAACATCCGAAAGTAACATTTTCTTTAAATGGTTTCAATGTTTCATGTTGTTGTGAAAATTTTCGCAAAGATACCATCAACAAATGCCAGCAAGCTATAAGTAAAGCCCTACAAGAACAGATATTGAAGTCTTTCAAGGGTTTGAAATAGTCTTTGTTACTACAACAGCAGCAATATTGGAGATTTCGGCACCATCATTTGTTATAGTTCTCACTTTTTCGATAAATTCATCTAAAGTGAGAGCTGTAATGTTTTCAAACTCAAATGATACATTATATTCTTTATTATCACTCATACAATTCGTTTTTAAAGTTCAACAAATTGCGCTCTCACACGCATTTTTCTATCTCAAAAATACATAATTCGCTGATAATAACCAATTATAACCCCTTATATAACAATTATTTACACAATAACCTACACAAACATAAACACATCATTTTTATGTAGTTTTCCTATGTTTAAATCATGTTTTTAGTGTTCACTGAGCGTTCACTATGTAGTTTTCTTGTCTTGAAACCACGTTAAAAGTGTTAAAAGGTAACCCCTAAGTAACCCCTAACTCTAGCATAAAAAGAAAAATTCAAGAAGAAAAGTAACCCCTAACCGTAACCCCAAAGTAACCCCAACCCCCGAAATTAACAGATAATTAACAAAAAGGCAGAGATAGCCATTCCAACTGGAACAACCGCTTCTGCCAAGAGATGGAGAGATAGGGAATCAGCCCCACACGCATTTGTAGCCGCTTTTTAGCCCCTTCATCCGCCGTTTACAGAGTGTTCAGATACCATTTAGTGAACGCTCTATGAACGCCCGGATAACGCCAAAAAAATAGGGCTTTTCAGCCCCTCATGTATGAATAATGTTCGCGCTCCGTACATTTCGTTTTAACTCGCGCTTTTCGTATTTTACCCTCATGCTATTCAATATCAATCACTTACACAACTTTTTGCGTTCACTCATTCTTACATTTCGTTCTAACCCCCTTAAAATTATGCGATTAAACAATAGGAAAATAATAATTTATACAGGAACAACAATTTTATTGATTATAATAATTGCCACTCGCTGTCTGGATTTTTTCTTCTTTTTTAATGAGGATAATAGAAGATATACAATAGGCACGTTTTCTGACATAGGATATTATCGTGGTTCAATCTGCAAATTTAATTACAAAGTGGGTGATTCAATTTATATTGTTGATACAAGGTTTGGACTACATGATAAAGATTTGAAAAATCTAAGATTGGTTGTCAAATATTCAAATAAATGGGTTGAACATTCAGAGCTACTTTTAGAGGTTGTTCCTAAATGGGTGCTTGCACCACCCAAAGGCGGATGGGAACAGTTCCCTCCTGACATAAACTGGAAAGGAGCTGAATTAGATACTGCATATATGAAGAAGATGAATTTGGAAATACCATAATTTGATGAGAATAAAAATAGAATGTTAACAAGGTCGAGATAACAGCTAAACGCTGTTGCTCACCAAACCATTACTAACAAAACTAATAATTCTTTATGATTAAATTCTTTTTTGATGCGATGTATTATCAGTTCTTTATATACAATAGGGATAAATTTAAGTTGGAAGATCCACATGAGAGAACAATATTACTATTCTGTGGAATATTATTTCTACCGATAATTGCATTGATTTATCCATTGATAAAAGAGAATTTCAATTATGATTTGCCGTTTATTTTCTTTGTTCCAATATTTTATATTCTATATTATTTTTTAAATAGATATTATGTAAGAAAGGGAAAGGGAATTGAGATAATACGAGAAAAACCTTTATTGTTTAAAAGCCAACGTTTATCGTTCATTATCTCTTGGATGGTTTACCCATTTTTAGCTGTATTGCTTTATTTCATGATAACACATCGGCATTGGCTGAAAATAATATAATAAAGATTTAATAAGTTAGTAACAACGAAAGATAGCATCTAACGATGCTCCTTTCTAACCATTAACATCAAAAAGCAGTGTACCATAATGGAAACAAGAGATAAACTTTTTACAGAAGAACAGTATTTGAAGCAACTGAAAATGTATGATGAAGATATTAGTTATTATGAACAAATGCATCTTTCAGGAAAACATATAGGTTACGATTCTTTGTTCAATTATAGGCTTCGTTATTTATTAGTACAGTATTCTATGGGACAGGATATTGATAAGCTGAAAAACAATTATGTGAAAGCCCTCAAAACAATGCCGAGATTTTGGACGGACAACGGATTTTATATTGAAATGTTGTGGCTTCTGTCAATAGGCATTATGTTGGATTACGAAGACGACCTTATACATGGTCTGGTGCAACTGATAAAAGACAGAGAAGCTAAAGACTATATTTATGATACATTGATTAGATACAGATTTCCTGATTGGGAAAGGACAACAAACCAAGTATTATATCCGTCACCCTATCGAATTGCTATCACTGTTACAGAGTTGGCTGAACAAGACAAAGCAGAAGCGGTGAAACGATTGGAAAAATACCTCAAAAAAGAATGGTATCGAGGACATTCTGATTTATCTTGGCATGACGACCATAAATATGGTATCAACCATGACGGTTATTGGTGTTTTGAAAGCGGTGCATTGGTCAAGGTCTTGGGGCTGGATGATAGCAGCCTGAAAGGGTTGCCCTACTATCCATACGACATGGTACACTGGAATGATAATATTAAATGAAGAAAAGGTATGAGTTACTCTGTTTGTGCATATTTGACAGAAGCCGATAAGGTAAAGTCTGTTTATGGAACTTGTGATAATCAGCTTATAAACCAATTAAAGGTTGCGTTGAAGCAGGAACTTGACACTCTGAACGATTATTTCAGCGATAGTCTGAACACGGATAAAGATGCTTATGCAGCGTTGGCAGATATAGTGAACGGAGAAATCCGTTATCCCGAAATTGCTTTCATGTACGGGTATGTATATGAAAAGATTTGCAACCATTATGGAACGCAAATCTACTGTGCGGAAAACCTTTGGCAATTGGATAGCCAAAGTACATTCATCCCTATTCCATTGAGCAGTGATTTTCCCTATATCATCAGCATACCCGTTTCAGACTTGGAGAGCAAGCGGACGGAATACACCTCACTACAAGAGGGTAACGGTATCGGAGATTATGATTACGAGCAGGAAATGGACGACTTGAATTTCATTTTCGATGAAGCCGTTGAAGCGCAAAAAGACCTTGTTATTATGGTGTATTGATATGGTACACTGGACTGAGAATAAAATATGATGTTAACGAAGCAGGATAACGGACAAGCCGTTCCCTGCTGAACCATTACCGATAATGGTGCGATAATGCAAGCAAAGATATTTTAAGAATATAATTTTATTAGTATCATATAATTATTATGAGCAATGAAAAATGTAGGTTTATTGAGTTGTTTATGACTCAAAACGATGAGAAGATGTTTTGTGAAAAAATACGAGAGTATAATCCTAATATATATTTCTTGGATACATGTCCTTCTCCGGAAGCTGATATTAGTAAAAGAATATATACGTCTGTTATAAATTCATCAAGTCCTTTCTTCTCTATCGTAAATTTTGATTTAACCACAATGGAAGAATTACAAATGCGATACGAAAAGTATGGTGAATATTACCATTTTTGTAGTATTGCAAGGGAACAAATGCAATTCTTGCGCTCAAGGATAGACCCCGATGATTCCCATGTTTTAAGGGAAGGCCGTATCGCTGACTCATATAGCATTGAAGATAAAGAAGAAAAAGAATGGAAAGATAAGGTATATAAAATATTGAAAAAGTATGGGGAGAAAGTTTTTTGGCTTTACCAAACCTCATGTGGATGTTATGAAATTAGTAAAAAGCCTGAAAAAAGAATTGTTGCTTATACTGATGCCATTCATCGATATAATTGGAAAAATGGTTATTTTATGAAGCAAAATAGTGCCATGTTTGTTTGTAAGAATTTTACGATTAAGGATTTAGAGTAGTAATCTTTGATCTGTTTATATAAAATATCGGTAACGAAACAGGATAACGGCAAGCCGTTCCCTGCTGAACCATTAACGATAATAATTATGAATACAGAGGAACTTTATATTTGGCGATATGGGATAGATAAACTTCCTAAAGGATTATTGGAATATGGTAAATTTGATGTATGTGATACTTATGATGAAAGTAAAAGACAACGATTTCAAACTAAAGGGAGATGGATGTGGAAAGACAAGAATGGTTGGGAAGAAAACTTGCCTCCCGTCTTATACCTCGTATGCAACAAGAAACCGGGAAACTTGCAATTTGATTTTTGTGACCAGTGGAGCATAAAACTAAAAATCGTATCGGAAGAGTTTTTGTCTTTACTTCAAGAAAATGGATTCATTGATAAATATGATATTGCAACTGTCAAGGTAGTAAACAAGAAAAACGAATCTCTAACGGATAAAAAATACTACGCTTTACGTATAAACCATTTTGACAATGATTCTTTCCATTACGGGAAAGGTATAACATTTCATCAAAATGATGTAGAGAAAAAATTAGGAATTAGTTTTACAGTATATCCTGATATGAAACTGAAAGATAATTCCATCAAACAGAATTTCTTTGTTTTGAATAGCATAGAATATGGAGATGGAATAATATTTCGAGAGAGAGTTTTGGATAAGGTGTTGAATCTGTATAAACCTGAAATTTACAAATTATCAGACTACTCCAAACTATGGATAAATAAAGGCTTTTATCCATATGGGAATGAGTTTATGATTGTGAAATAAAATCGTTAACAAGGTCGAGATAACAGCTTAATGCTGTTCCTCACCAAACCATTAGTAACAACATTGTTATGAGAAAAGAAGTTGAACAATTAGCTTTAATGGGTGCTATGCCCAATGAAACAGACGAACGAATAACGGCTGAATTAATTTATGAATATGAAGACTTATTATGCAAGATAGTTAAGCCTATCACTTGGGATGAAGCACATATTTTAATCAAGCTCTTTCCGCCGACTGCTTTATATGGAATAGAATGGACATTGTTACATTTAATAGAGTCTGTGTATTCAGAAATAAATTCTCTTGAATACAGAGAACTTATAAATGAATGTAATAGTACAGAGTTTAAGGAAATGCTTGTTCAACGTCTTAATAACTCACAACAGAAAAAAGTTACTAACAAAGCGTGATAACGCTTGACAGCGTTCCCCGCTATCCCATTAACAAAAACAGAAAGTCTATGAACAAAGAATACTATGTATCAGAAGTAGAGGACAAAAGTTCTGTTGAGTATAGTAAAAAGAGTAGTGCTTAAACACCGTGTAAACAGTATTAAATTATGATTGGTATGAGTTGTATGTTCAATCTTTCTGAACCTTTGGTCATTCCACGAAAGAAAATCAGTACATTTGTGGAAGCCGGATTGTGTACCGCCTATATATGGATTTGTCGGGACATGCTGTCTGAAAGACTGATTTTTTGGATTCCCGTAGGCCTATTTTTTTATTTCTTGGTGAATGGTATCCGGCATTGGCACCGTGTTATCCGAATCAGTGAACAGGGAATCACCACTCCCAAAGGAAAGCTGTTGCTTTGGAATAAAATCTTGTATTGCCAGTATGTGGTAGTGCATGGTAGATATACGCATGTAGATCTGTTTCTCCGTACTAACCATAACTACAACGAGAGAATCCATCTGAATGATTATTTTTGTAACCATCGGGAGTTGAGGGCTGCAATTACATTTTACTCCAGAGGAAAGGTGGAATTGGAAAGTAAAGAAGAATTTTAGTATGAAATTACATTACAGGAATAATATTTTCAATTCCGGGTAACAGACAGTATCTTGTTCATAGGTCTAACCCAATATTAGAATGGGTATAATATTTTGTTAACAAGGTTGAGACAACAGCTTAACGCTGTTCCTCACCAAACCATTAGTAATAACTTGATAAACATAAACGAAGTATGAATGTAAATGAGATT